CGGTCGGCGTCGTCCTTCGGTGCCTGCCCGTTGGCGCTGCCCGCGAGCACGGCGGCCAGGTAGTCCTCGTCAGGGCCGTCGGCGTCATGTGCCAAGATGGAGGTGCCGCCCACGTCCTGCCCGGATGTGATGGCCTCAGAGGGCCCGAGGAGTTGCCGCCTCGGGCCTTCGCCTTGCTGGCTCACCCGGCGGCGTCCGCGTCGACGTAGTTGAACATGCGGCCGACGCGGGCGCGCTGCTCGGCCGTCATGTCGGGGGCGCGGCGGATGATGTCGGCGATGGCGGCCTCGGTGCGCTCGCGCTCCAGCTCGGCCGGGTCGGCTCCGGGGTGGTGGCGGGCGTCTGCGGCGAGGCGGGCTCGGGCAGTGCGCTGCTCAGCGGTCAGGGGCATGCCGGGATCTCCCTCAGCGATGCCCCGCCGAGCAACATCGGCGCGCTGGTGGCGCGAACCCTGGCGCGGGGTGAACTGCCGTTAGCATAGCTGCTAATGCCCGGGTCGGTAATCACTGTCAGCCCTCGCGTTCATGTGGCCGAGCTGGAGCGGATGGCGCGGTCTCACCTGGCGCGGGACGGCGTCGCGCAGTTCGCCGCTGCGGCGGCCGACGGCCGGCAGGTGGCGCACCTGCGGCGGCTGCGGGCACGCCTCGCGGCGGACCCGGAGCTGGAGGTGTTCTTCGGCGACCGCCCGGACGGCGCGGTCTACTTGACGGTGTACCCGGCGGGTGCGCGGCGGGCAGCGGTGTGGGGTGTGCCCCGGCACCTGGACGACCCGGACCCCGACCCCGACGGCGGCGACTTCTGGGGCGTCAAGGACCCGGACGACGCCTGACCTGCTGCGACCCATTTCACAACTAGCGGCAGTTCGTGGGAACTGACTGCTGCCAGTTGGGTATAGACTGACCGTAGGCCTCAGAACGGCAACCAAGAGGGCAGGCGGCAACGATGGCACGGCAACGATCACAACGACGGCGCGACACAAGCGACCTGCGCGACTTGCGCACGGGCCCGTATCTGCGGGTGTCTCGCGCCGACCAGCACCACCAGATAACCCGGTGGTCGTAGGCGCCGAGTTCGACGCCGGCGGCAGTCAGCGCCGAGCACAGCAGCTTGTGGTTGTGCGGCTGCATCGCGCCGACCGCGCTGGCGCCGTACAGGTTCCTGGTCGCGGCGTAGACCGGTTCGGCGACGGCGCGGGCCTGCTCGCGGGTCTCGTACGGGCCGTTGTCGCCGGCCGGGCGCGGGAGGCGGGTCATGGCCGGGCCTCGGCACGCTCGATCGCGTCGGCCAGCTCGTCGAGCGAGTGCCCGCACACATACCTGATCGCCGTGCCGGTGACCCGCACGGCGGACCTGCCCGGGACGTTCTGACGCCGTGAGCACGTTCGGCCCGTACCCTGCCCGCGTCGTCGGCTGGCATGACGGCGACACCGCTACAGGCGGCTATCTGCCCGGCGATCCGCAGCACGGCCATTGTCAAGCTGCCGGTGACATCGCTTGCACAACGGCATGTAGCGGGCCAAGTCGAGGCTGAAAGGACCATCGTCCCGGCCTATGCCGTTCCGCCGCTCACCTGGATCGGCGTGGTCGTAGGCCCACTCATCCGCCGCCTTCCCGCACCGGGCGCAACTGTGCTCGGAAGGCTTCCCGCGCGCCGCGTTCAGGCGATAGTGGATAGCGGTGTAGCCTGCCTCGTCGCCGCGCCATTTCGGGTTATCCGCGCCTCGCCGTACGCGGCACTTGATGCACGTCCTCGTCTTGCCCCGCGACTTGAGTCCCCCGCAGCCGGGGCAGATGGCTGCGCCGCGCCATCTTGGATGCTCCTTGCCGGCCCGGACCGGCGGCGGTGCGGCAGTCCGGGTGGCGATGCCGTGGACCTTCATCCATCTGGCGATCGTCCTGAGCGAGCACCCGGCCTCGGCGGCAACTTGGCGAAGGCTGAGGCCCCGGATAACGTAAGCCTCGTTCATCCAGTCTGCGTCCTCGTAGTAGTACGGGCCGCCTCTTCGTGCCCTGTTGCGTTCCGCCAAGCCCGGTCGCTGACGGCGATCGGCTGAAGGAGGTGATTCCATGTCCACCTACGGTCCTTACCCTGCTCGCGTACTAGATTGGCATGATGGGGACACTGCCCACGTGGACATATTACAGACCTGGGCTTCGCCATCCGCGCCGCCGCGTACACCCTGTCCGGGCGCCCGCAGCTCTCGTGCCGCATCTGGGGCATCAACGCTCCCGAACTGTCCACCGACGCGGGGAAGGCGGCGCTGGCCTACGCGGTGCAGGTGTGCCCGCCCGGTACCATGGTCACCGCCGTGTCGCACTCCTGGGACAAGTACGGAGGCCGGTGGGACGGGACGCTCACCCTGCCTGACGGCAGCGACTTCGCGGCCCTGATGCTGGCCTCGGGCAACGCCGTGGCGATGGCCGGGTGAGCGGGCGCGGGGTTTGACAAGCCGCCGGTTCAGCGTGCAACATCGGGAGCGCAGCCGAACCCGTGCGCCCTGAAAGGGTTCCCGATCGGCGAGTGCGTGGTCACAGCGCACTTCGATGCGGACAGCGGCGAGCGGTGGGTCACTGTCGCCAGGGCTGGCCCGGTCATCCTGGTCGGTGACGAGCTGATGGGGATCATGGCGGCGGGCCCCTTTCCTGCGGAGGAGTGGCCGTGGTCGCGTTTCGACGTCACGAACCGGGGCTGTGACCCGGGCGACGAGTGGAAAGGCTGCCGGCTCGTCATCAACGCCCGCGACCGGACGGTCATCTACGTCATCGGGGGCCGCCATGACCAGTACACCCACCTGGCCTGCTGGCCGGACTGATGGCTGCGCCGCGCTGGCCGACCGCTGAGCGCGGCCTCGGCGGCGCCCACCAGGCTGCCCGCGCTAAGGCCCTGAGCGCCCTGGCTGACGGCGACCCGTGTTTCCGGTGCGAGCTGCGCGGCGTCTACCACCCGATGTGGCGGGCGTTCGTCTACTGGGTGGACGGCAAACCCCGCTCCGCAGTGCTCGACCTGGACGACTACCCGGGGCGCCGGTTCGGCGGGCCGCAGGTCAAGCGGCTGTCGTACCGGGCGTGCAACCGCAGCCACGGTGCGCAGGTCGGTAACGCCATCCGCGCCGCATTCACGCCGAAGCGCGGAACGTATACGAGATGGTGAGACGCCCCCGGCTAGGCGGGTCGCACTTGGAGACGTGTCGCGCTGGTAGTGGCCTTGCCTGGGGCGCACGGGCTCAAGCGTACTGACGTAGACTTGCCGCCATGCCTGTTTCGGAGCAGCAGTTCCGCAAGCTGTGGGATGCCATGGGGAACATGCTCTGGGCGGCCCTCCAGCCCGAGTCTGCCAAGCCCGAGCCTGCTGAGCCAGCGAAGGCGCAGGGCGAGGTCAGCACGACAGCCGCCCAGGTCAGCTCGTCGTGGCAGCCGGCGCACCGGGTGCCGGTGAACGCTGCCGCGTTCGGCTTCGGCCCGAACCTGCCCCCGGAGGCCGGCCCGTGATCACTATCGACGTTGACCCGCACGTGACGATCCCGGCTCCCCGGCCGAAGCCCGGCGACGTCCTGATCCTGGTCTGCGACGCCAAGGGCGCCACCGCCTGGGTCACCATGGCCCTGAACACGTTCGCGGAAGTCACCGCACCCGAGCACGGCTGGTCGGCGATCCTGGAGGAAGGGCTGGCCTGCCTGTACGAGAAGTACGCCCGCGAGGGCACCGAGCCCCCCGCCGGCGTGTGGGCGCTGCCATGAACCAGCCCCCGGAGGTCGTCCAGGTGGCGTGCCGGTGCACGGGCGAGGAGTTCAAGGCCGTCTCCCACGGCACCGACCTGGTTCTGTACTGCGCCCGCTGCGGGCTGGTTGCCTGCAAGTTCACCCTCGCGCCGGGGCAGCGCATCGAGCAGGCCCTCGGCGGCGGCAACGCCCCGGAGATCATCCGCATCGACTATCCGGACCCGGCCCGTGAGCCGCTGCGCGACGAGCACGGCCAGGTGTGGCCGAAGCCGCTGCCCGCACCCGAGCAGAAGGCGATGACCCGGCGCGGCGTCGCGGTCCGGTTCGCCGGCGGGCCGATGGACGGCCAGACGCTGCGGTTCCCCGCCGACGTGACCGACTTCTACATCGGGCCGTCGCACCTGAGCGAGCCTGGCCCGGCGGGGGAGGTGTCGTCCGGGTGGGGCGGCGGCGTCCCGGCGGCCACGGCGAAGGCCCCGCACTACGTGGAGGAGTCCGTCGAGCAGGACGGCACGAAAATCTTCACCTGGACCGGTGGAGAGGCTGCCAGTGAACCTGGTTGAACACGCCCGCCACGAGCTGCAGCGCATCGGCGAGGAACCAGGCGTGATCGACTGGTACTGCCGGGTCATCACCGAGTTCGCGTCCGCCGGGCACTCAGGCGGCAGCGCAAGCGTCGCCATCCCGGTCCTGCACGAGCTGCTGCAATTCCGCGCGCTGAGCCCGCTCACTGATGACCCCGGCGAGTGGATGGACCGTACGAAGGAGTCAGGCGGTCACCCGATGTGGCAGAACAAGCGCGACTCGACAGCGTTCTCCGGCGATGGCGGAAAGACGTATTGGCTGCTGGCCGAGCGGGACGCGGCAGGATCGGCAGAAGTGACGCCGCTGCACCAGAGCGAGCCGGCGAATGGCTGAGATCCCGATCCGCCGCCACGACGACGGCATGCGCCTGCCGGCCGAGATCACCCCTGACAAGGCGGCGATCGTCAAGCCCGGCGACGTCCTCGTGATCGCCTTCAACCGGCGGCTCCCCGCCGACCAGGCCGACCGGATCAGGAAGTGGGGTGCGGCGCGCGGCCTGACGTTCGCGGTCCTCGACGACGTGCGGGACATGGCGGTTATTCGGTGCGGCGAATGATCGGGCCGCACGGCCACGTCGAACCCCGCCCCGACGGCGCCAAGGCCCGCTGCGGCGGACCGCAGCTCTGCACCCAGTGCCAGGCCGAGGCCCACGCGTACGAGATCGTCGGCTACCGCATCCGCAACGACCAGGCCGAGCACATCTACCGGCCCGACGAGATCGTCATCGTCCGCCGCCGCGACGTCGCCAGCCAGGGCATCCCCGGCAAGCTCCGCAAGATCGCCCAGCAGCTTGAGGACAGCGACAACCTGCTGCCCCCAGTCGTGCTCGCCGCGATCATGTCCCTGCGCATGATCGCCGCCGACCTGCCCGAGTGAAATCGCCGGACCAACGGCATCGCCAGCCGCGACCTGTAGGAGGTACAACATGGACCCAGCGTTCATGGCCGTAACCCACGAGGAACCCGAACCCGTCCCCGACGGCCCCGACACCGCCGGCTGCGCCGAGGAGATGCACGAATCCGTCGCTGAACGGCTCGCCATCACCGAAGCCAACGCCGAAGCCCTCGGCACCCCCACCCTGCACGAAGGCAGCTTCGCGCCTGGCATGGACTAGCCCTCGTGCACGACCCGCTCGTCGTCGCGTTCACCGTCCGCCGCCCCTGGCCGTCGCGCAGCAGCCTGCCCGCAACCGGCACCCGGGCCGACGGCGTGCGCTGGCGGATTCGCCTGAACCACCAGCACACGGCGTATTGCCGGGAACACGACCCGCCGCACCCCGACGGCCCGTTCCCCTGGTGGCGGCCCTCCTCCTACCTGTCACACTGGCGGCTCGCCGGCCGCGACTACTGGTGGCCGCCCCTGCTCACGGTCTGGCATGCCGAGCCCGGCGGGCGCGACTCAGGCGAGGTCTGCCGGCACTACACCCGCACCCGCCAGGCAGACGGCACCTACACCACCAGGCGGCACAGGGCCTGGCGCTGGCACGTGCACCACTGGCAGATCCAGGTCCACCCCTGGCAGGCCGCACGCAGATGGCTCCTCACCCGCTGCGCCTGGTGCGGCGGGCCCTCCCGCAAGCACGACCCCGTCAACATAAGCCGCCAGCAGGACGCCCCCAGGTCACCCTGGCGGAAAGGCGAACCCGGCCTGTACCACCACGGCTGCGACACCGTGGCCAGTGCCCACGAGACATGCCACTGCGACGACCCGCTCACCGAGCGGGGCGACTACGGTAGGTGTGCCCTCTGCGGCAAGTACCGCCCCTACAGGCACACGCCCAGCGAGGCCGACCACATCCTGTCCGCCCTGCCCCCAGGAAGCCGCCTCACCGATGACCTGCGCGCCCGATGCGAACCAGCCTGGCAAGCAGCCAGGCTGGCGGCCCTGACCGCAGACCCGGCCTTGGATGGCTGATTACGATGGGCAAGTACGGCGTATTCATGCCAGTCCCCGCTGACCTGCACGATAACATGGACCGTCGGTGGCGTACGGGACGATGTGCCCATGAGCAAGCGCGAGCCACGCGAATGCGAGTGGCCGGACTGCCATGTCATCTACACGCCAGGATCAAGGACAAGAGGCAAGCCGCCGCAGCGGTTCTGCTCCAAGTCCTGCGCAACTAGCTGGCGCAACAGCCAAGGCCGGCTTGCACAGGCACCCGAGCAGCGTGCGACCAAGGCGCTCGCCAAAGCCCGCAAGCGGCGGATGTGGCTGAACGCCGCAGGGTACGACGGCGTCACCGACGATGAGGTCAGGGACCGGGATCGCTGGATCTGCGGCATCTGCCGCAAGCGCATAGGCAAGACCTACAAGTACCCGCACCTGCGCTCACCCAGCATCGACCACATCGTGCCCCTCTCACACGGCGGCTCAGACACCGCGCTCAACAAGCGGGCAGCACACCTCGGCTGCAACATGGCACGAGGCAACACGCCCGACCTGCAGGGCATCCTCGACTTCGGCGCAGACCTAGAAGCCAGGCCAAGGCCCGAACGCAGACCCCGCTACTGCGATATCTGTGGCGAGAGAATCACTGCTAGGCGCTGCCCGTTGCACGACCCGATACGCATATGCATGTGTGGCAGTGTGATCAAGAAAGCAAGAGCGAACAGCACGACATGCGCGTCATGCATCACCGCCCGCCACTTGAAGCCGAAGCGCCCGCGTGGTCAGACTTGCCGGGTTACAGGATGCAGTGCCAAAGGATCATTCGGCCGGGGTTGCTGCGCCCCCCACTACCATCGGCTAAATCGGTACGGCGATGTCTTCGCCGACATCCCGCTTGCATCAACGCGCGAAGAGCGGTTGGCGACAGCCCGGGCCATTCGGGCAAATAGTGCATTCCGTCCACCGCTCCATTGACTCCGCCCACAGCCAGCGTGCGTCCGTGGTCACGGTCGTCAACGTTTGGGCGGGCCGTACGATCGGGCTGTGAAGTCGTGCGAGGGGCCGGGTTGCAGCGTCAGGTTCGCTGCCCGGGGCCGTAAGCGGTTCTGTTCGGACCGGTGCCGGTATCGTGCGCACATCGCGCCGAGGCCGCCGGGGCGGCCTGCGGCACCGCCGGGGCGGGGGCGGAGGCGGATCCAGGCGGCGACGTTGCGCGAGCTCAAGTTGGCGCGGCGGGAGGGCAGCGCGGCGGGGCTGGTGGCGCTGGAGCTGGCGGAGGCTTTGGACCGGGGCGGTGAGGGCGGGGCTGCGCTGGCCGCGCTGGCGCGGGAATACTCGTCGGCGATGAGCCGGGCGCTGGCGAACGCGGCGCCGGATGACCCGGTGCAGCAGGGGCGGGATGAGGTGGCGAAGCGGCGTGAGCAGCGCGCCAGCGCCCGGTGACGCGAACCTGCTAGCCTCTCGGTGCAAGTTTCACTGGAGAGGATGCTGCACATGGAGTGGGTCAAGTCAAGCCTGTCGTTCAGCAACAGCAACTGCGTCGAGGTCGCGGCGCTGCCCGAGGGCGGTGTGGCGCTGCGGGACAGCAAGGACCCGGACGGGCCGGTGCTGCGGTTCACGGAGTCGGAGTGGGCCGCGTTCACGCACGGGGCGAAGCGCGGGGAGTTCGACAGCATCGGCTGGTAGCGCAGGAGGGCACGGGCGCGCTGATGGGGAGACGTGAGCGCGCTGACGCTGGTTGAGCCGGCCTGGTGCCACATCCCGTCGTACGACTACACCGACGGCGACCAGGTGGCGGACCTGTGCGCGCAGGCGGGGTACGGGCCGGACGGCGAGCAGCGGCTGTGCCTGGACGCGATCTTCGGCCGGGACCGGTTCGGCCGGTCGGTGGCCTATGAGACGGTCCTGATCGGCGCCAGGCAGAACTTCAAGACGGCGGTGGAGAAGCAGGCCGCGCTGGGCTGGACGTTCCTGTTCGGCGACGACCCGGTGGTGTGGACCGGGCAGGAGTGGGATGTTATCGCCGGGCACTTCCACGACCTTGACCAGATCATCAGCGGCGCGGCGTTCCTCCGGCGGCAGGTCCGCTACGTTCACCGGGGCGAGCGGGACCAGGAGATCGGCCTGAAGTCGGGGGCGCGGCTGCTGTTCAAGACCCGGACGCCGGACGGCGGCGCGGGCCTGACCGGCGAGAAGATCATCCTGGACGAGGGCTGGAAGGTGAAGAACAGCCACGTCTCCGGGCTGATGCCGACGCTGGCGGCCCGGTCGATGCACGGCGACCCGCAGGTGGTGACGGGGTCGAGCGCGGCGCATGAGGAGTCCGAGGTTCTGCACGACTTGGTGCGGCGGGGCCGGGCGGCGTGCTCGGACCCGGCGGTGGCGGCGGCTGAGAGTCGGCTGGTGTACGTCGAGTTCTGCGCCCCGGACCCGGAGGTGGCGTGCGCCAGGGGCGTCAAGTGCGACCACGCGCGGGAGACACGGGGCTGCGGCTGCGACGACCCGAAGTGCTGGCAGACTGCGAACCCGGCGATGGGCCGGCGGATCAGCATGGAGCATATCGCGACAGAACGTCGCGGCTGGGCGCCGAAGGTGTTCGGCCGGGAGCGGATGGGCTGGCATGACAAGCCCGCCGGGGACTCGGTCGTGATCCCGCTGCTCCAGTGGGCGGGCGCGGTCGACATGGAGTCCGAGACTGACGGCGGGCAGGTGTCCCTGGCGGTGGTGTTCGCCGGGGACCGGGGCGCGGCGGCGATCGGCCTGGCGGGGTGGCGGCCGGACGGGCTGTGGCATGTGGAGGTCGCCGACTACCAGGGCGGCACGAACTGGACGATCAAGCGGGTCGTGGCGATCTGCCAGCGCCATGACGTGGTCGCAGTCGGTATCTCCGACAAGTCGCACGAGGAGTCGATTGCGGAAGATCTGCGGGACGCGCTGGCGGAGGAGAACCTGGCGGCCGAGGTGATGATCCTGGACGCCAGCATGGTCGCCCAGTCGTACTCGCTGTTCTTCGACGCGGTGACCGACGACGACGCGACGTCGCTGAAGCACCGCAGCCAGGACGACCTGACGCTGGCGCTGGCCGGGGCGACGACCCGCGACATCGGCGACGCGGGCAAGGCGTGGGGGCGGAAGAAGTCGGGGGTGGACATCTCGCCCGTGGTGGCGGTCAGCGAGGCGATGTACGTGCAGTCGGTCAAGGCGCCGTATGGTGCGGGCGAGCCGGGAGCGTGGGTGATCTTAGGTGGCGGTGCACTCGGCGCCGAGGCGGTCGCTGGCGTCGCGGCTGCCGGTGCTGTGGCGGGCGGAGGCGGTGCGGCTGGCCGGGCGCGCCCGGATGGCGGCCGAGCGGGCGCGGAAGAACCGGCACGCGCTGGTGTCGGCGGCACTGGCCCTGGCCGGGGCGCTGATGGTGCTGGGCGGCGGGGCGCTGGTCGGGACGTGGTGCCTGGGCCTGATGCTGATCGCCGAGGGCGTGGTGGTGGCCGGGTGGGGGCTGGCGCGGGATGACGGGGACGGTCGGCCGCGCCGTGGCGCGCGGACGGTCAAGGACGTCCTGGACGTGGAGCGTCTGAGGCGATGAGGCTGACAGCCGAACTGGTGTCGCGCGGCGACGGGGCGTGGGACTGGGATGTGCGCTGGCTTGACGCGCCGTCCAGCCGGTCCACGGGTTCCGCGCCCACCCTGGCGGACGCGGTCGAGCGGGCGGCGCAGGAACTGCGGCACCTGGCCGGGCGGAGCGGCCCGTGACCAGGCTGATTGACCGGATGGGCATCTCGCGCCTGGCCGGCTACAACGAGGCGATGTGGTCCGGCGCGTACGAGGTGTCGTCGAACGACCCGGGCGGCCGGTCGCGGGAGGGCGTCGCGCAGCACATCGTGCGGCACGCCCGGGAGGCGTACAAGGCGAACGGGCCGGTGTTCGCGTGCGTGGAGACACGGCAGGCGCTGCTGTCCGAGGCGGTGTTCCAGTTCCAGCGGCAGGCCGACAAGTCGCTGTTCGGCACGCAGGATCTGACGATCCTGGAGCACCCGTGGCCGAACGCCGACGCGGGGGAGCTGTGGTCGCGGCTGGAGGTCGGCGACTCCACGGCCGGGAACGCGTACGTGCAGCGGGTCGAGCCGTCGGACGACTCGGAGAACAGCCTGCGGGTCATGCGGGCGGACCTGGTGACGATCGTGTCGGCCGAGCTGCACGACACCCAGGACCGGGTCTACAAGCAGCCGGTCGGCTACATCGAGGATGTCCGGCCGCTGGGCATCGACCGGGAGCCCCAGTTCTACACGGTCGACGAGGTGGCGCACTACTGCGTTGATGAGGAAACGCAGATCCTCACCGCCGGCGGGTGGAAGAGCGTTGATGATCTTCGGCCAGGCGATGAGGCGCTGACACTGAATCACCAGACCGGCATGTCGGAATGGCAGCCGGTCACTGAGGTATGCGTGTTCCCGGCGGCACGCCGCGAGATGATCTCAATGGAGGGCCGCGATCACAGTTCGCTGACCACGCCGAATCACCGCTGGCCAGCGGAGTACAGGATCTCCCGCCGCCAAACGTACGGGCGGCGGTGGGTGACGTCGGAGACAATCGGGGCGGGTGACCGCATCCCGGTGGCCGCGATCCCGTCGGACCTGCCGGCGGATCCGAAGTGGTCCGATGCGCTGGTGGAGGCGGTTGCCTGGTTCTGGACTGAGGGCTGCATCCGGCGCAGGCATGGCCGGCCGACACGGGCTGTGACGATCAGCCAGTCAGCGGTCGTCAGCGAGCCGAACGTAGTCCGAATCAGGGCTGCGCTGACCACGCTGTTCGGCCCGGCCGCGCCTGACCGGCGCGCCAGTCATTCGCTGCCCCGGTGGAGCGAGAACCTGTCCGGGCGCAACGTGATCTTTCGGCTGAATTCAGCGGCCGGGGACGTGCTCACCGCGCATGCGCCGGGCAAGATAGTGACCACAGTGTTCCTGCGCGCGCTGACCCGCGCCCAGCTTGATCTCTTTATCGCGGTGTCGCTGCTGGCGGACAACAACGGGCCGCGCCGCCTAGCGCAGCGTGACCCGGCTGCGGCTGAGGCGTTCGCGCTGGCGTGCATCCTCGCCGGGTCGGCGGTGTCGCTGAGGCAAGGGTCCGTGAACCAGGCCGGCTACCGGATGACCAATGCGCGGATGCTGTCTAAGTTGCACATTTACCCGCAGGAGAGGCACGGGCGGTTCCGCATCCGCCGGGTCGGCTATGACGGCCGGGTGTGGTGCCCGCGTACGCCGAATCAGACATGGCTGGCCCGCCGGCGCGGCAGCATCTGGTTCACAGGGAACAGCCCGACGATCGACCCGGACGCCAACTGGCGGGGCATGTCGTGGCTGGTGTCGCTGATCCGGGAGGTCCGGGGCGACGACGCGATCACGAGCTACCGGACGACGCACCTGGACAACGGGGCGATGCCCGGCATCGTGGTCAAGTACACGCGGAAGCTGAAGGACGAGACGGTCGAGACGCTGGCGAAGCGGCTGACCGCGAAGCACAGCGGCCCGGAGAACGCCGGGAAGATCTGGGTCCTGGACGAGGGCGCGGACGCGACGGTCGTGGGGTCGACGCTGGAGCAGCTTCAGCTTGAGGCGCTGACCCACGTTGGTGAGCGGCGGATCTGCGCGGCGGCGGGGCCGGGCCTGGACGTGATCCTGGGGTTCGAGCAGGGCGACTACCAGGCGGCGGTGCGCCGGCTGTCTGACCTGTGGGCTAGGCCGCGCTGGCGGAAGGCGTGCGCGGTGCTCCAGCACCTGGTGCCGAACGTGCCGCTGGTCGGGGTGAAGCTGTGGTTCGACGTGTCGGGCATCGCGGCGCTGCGCGAGGGCGAGCTGCAGCGCGGGCAGACGACGCTGGTGAAGGCGCAGGCGGTGCAGTCGTTCGTCTCGGCGGGGTTCACCCGCGAGTCGGCGATCGCGGCGGCTGACAGCGGGGACATCAGCCAGCTCAAGCCCGACCCGAACGCGCCGACGCCGGGCATGGCCGGCCGGGTGACGGAGACGGAGCACCTGGGGCAGACCGGCGGGCAGGCGACGCCGGCGCCGGGGATCGCGGGCACGGTGGTGCAGAAGGCGATCGGGCCGGGCCGCCCGCCGCAGGCCGGGAAGCCGGAGGCGCTGCCGGGGGTGGGCAAGCCGAACGTGCCGAACGCGAAGCCGGGCCAGTTCCAGCCGTCGCCGCCGATGCCTAACGGGGCGCGGGGGAGCAGGAAGTGACCGCGCTGGCCGGCTGGGACGAGCTGGCCCGGTGGGATGAGAAGCTGCACCCGCGTGATCGGCTCGGCCAGTTCGGCGCCAAGAACGCGGGCGGCTGGATCAAGCACTCCCCGGCGGTCCTGGCCGACGCCCGGGAGGCGAGCCCGGAGGAGTTCTCCAAGGCGTTCGAGGCGGCGTTCCAGGGCAGCCCGTTCGCCGCGTTCGTGAACCACTACACGCCGGCGCAGATCCGGGAAGGCGGCATGACGCCGGTCCTGGCGGCGGGGGGCAAGGCGGGGATCCTGGTCCGTCCGCACGGTGACGGGCGGATCGAGCCGACGGCGGTGTTCAACACGTCGGGCCGGCGGGGCATGGGGCTGGCGCTGCTGCGGCGGGCGGTGGCCCGGTACGGCGCGAACTACATCGAGTGCTTCGGGCCGGCGCTGCCGAAGATGTACGGCACGGTCGGGTTCGAGGACAGCGCCCGGTATCCGTTCGACCCGAAGGAAGCCCCGCCGGGGTGGGACTACGGCCGGTTCGACAACCCGGACTACCACATCATGGCGTTGCACGGAGGGCATAAGCGGGTGGCTGCGGTGGACGACTCAGGAATGGACCTCGGTCGGATCCGGGCGCTGGCTGCCGCGCAGGACCCGGCGTGGTGGGATGCGCACGGCGGCGGCGCGTGGGCGGCGGCGCTGACCGTGTTCGGCATCGACGCGCCAGGCGGGGTCGCCCCCTCCCCCGCGCGGCGCGGCGGGCTGGGCTGGGCGTGGGGCGAGGAACTTGCCCGGGCTGACTTCACGCCGTCGCAGCACCCGCGTGACCGGGCTGGCAAGTTCGCCAAGAAGGCCGGCGGCGGCTCCGCCGCACTGACACAGGCAGACCTCGACAAGGCACTTGCCGGCCTCGGCGTGGAGCACCAGGCCGACATCAAGAAACTGCTTCAGCTCCAGAAGGACACGCTAGAGGCGTTCAGGCGCACCGAGGACATCCAGGACGCCGAGGATCGGCACAAGCACCGGGTCAAGGCGGCGATCCACTGCGCCCTCGTCGCGGCGGGTGTGGCGATCGCGCTGGTCATGGCGTCCCACGGCTCCCACGGCTCCCTCGGGCCTGGTGAGCTATCGGCGATCGTCGGTGCGGGTGTCCCGCTGTGGGCGCAGGAACTAGTGGATTGGGCCAAGAAGCTGTGACGGCGCCGGGCAGCGAGCAGCGGCAGGAGGCTGCCGGGCTGATGACTGCGGTCCTCGAACAGGGCGGCCTGCTGCACGAGGACGCGGTCAAGGCCGCTGCGGAACTGGTCGCGCGGGCGTCGGAGCTGGTTGCCGGGGCCGGCCTTGGCCAGCTCGGCGACGCCATGCTGGCGAGAGCAGGGTTCGTCCCGTCTGAGCATCCGAGGGACAGGCTGGGGAAGTTCGCGGCCGGGCCAGGCGGTGGCCCGGACCGGCCTCTGGCCGCGCACGGCGCGCCGGGCGCGGCGGACAGCCTCACGGCGCACGACGCCGACCCGGGCGCCCTGGCCGGCGCGGTGACGCGGACCGCCGTGGTTGTCGGCGACGACGCCGACCCGGGCGAGATCGACGTGGCCGAGCTGGACCGCGACGACGCCGAGCTGGCGATCCTGCTGGAGGGCGCCGAGGAGCCGGCGGAGGCGGCACGGTTCAACCCGCTCCACGCCCCGGCGGGGCCAGGCGGCGGCCAGTTCGCGTCCGCGCCCTCGGGTGGCGGCGGCACGGCCAAGGGCACCCCGCCCGTCGCCGGCCGGCAGCCGGGCGGCGACCGGAAGCGGAACCTGCTGGAGCGGGCGGCGGCGCTGCGCGAGCAGGCGCGCCGGCTCCAGCAGGAACTGGACAGGCTGCTCGCCCAGATGCGGCAGGCTGTCGCCGCGCACAAGAAGGCGGCAGCGGCGGCGAAGCACTCGGCGCGGCAGGCTGCGTCGGCCGCCAAGGCCGCCAAGGCCAGCACGCAGCACGCACAGCATGCGCACAAGCACCGGACGCTGGCGCTGCACCACCGCAAGGCGGCGGCGGGGCACCGGGGCACGGCACGCGGGCAGCGGGCGGTCGCGGTGCGGCGCAGCCACCAGATCACCGAGCTGCGCGGCAAGATCGCGGGCCTGCTGGCGGAGGCGAAGTCGCTGGAGGCCAAGGCCAGGACGGCGGCGCTGTAGCACCGCGTTAGCCGGCCACCAGGAAGTGCCAGACCCGCGCAACAGGCGGGGCCTGGCCCTCAGTCATGCCCGGAAGGCGGCGCCGTGTCCGCGATGACGCACGAGAAGGTCGGCCACACCGAGCAGGGGCTGTGGCACCACAAGGGCATGCAACTCCCCGCCTACATCCAGCACATCGCCAACGACCTGCGCGAGCAGCGCGGCATGGGCGAGTCGCAGGCCATCCAGATGGCCGTCGGGGTGTGCAAGCGGTGGGCGGAGGGCGGGGGGGACGTGACCCCGGAGACACGGGCCAAGGCGGCGGCGGCGGTCGCCGAGTGGGAAGCGCTGAAAGCCAAGGCGAAGGCGACGAGGAGCGGTGACGTGATGAGCACGGACACAGGGCGCACGGGCCAGTACGACGCCGACGGCCTGGACGAGAGCTGGGAGGGCGACCACTCCGACCTGCCCGACCTGTCCGGCCTGGCAGTGTCGCACTTCGACGCCGCCGACAACATGGGGCAGACCGGGATGTCGGGGACGGGCGGCAAGGTGAACCGGGCTGCGGCGGTCGGGACGGGCGCGCGGTTCGCGAAGCTGAAGTCGTCGCTGGCCGCCAAGGGCGCGGGCGACCCGGGGGCGCTGGCAGCGTGGATCGGCCGCAAGAAGTACGGCAAGGGCAAGTTCAAGCAGCTCGCGGCGGCGGCCCGCAAGAAGGCGGACGGCAGCGCGTCGCGGGCGGCGGGGGAGTTCTTCCGGCCCTACCCGCTGGAGGAGTGCCGGATCATCACCCGCGCCGAGGGTGACGGCTCCGGGCGGCTGGTCGAGGCGTACGCGGCGGTGTTCGCCCAGCCCGCCGAGATCCACGACCACGAGGGCCACTACGAGGAGGAGATCGACCAGACGGCGTTCGACCAGGCGATCCGGGCCGCGCACCCGGACCGCAACGGCGGGTTCTGGCGGGTCGCGTGCCTGTTCAACCACGGCATGACGATCCACGGCACCCCGGCGGAGCGGTTCTCTATCCCGATCGGCGTGCCGAAGGACATCCGGCCCGAGCAGCGCGGCCTGCTCACCCGGACGCTGTACAACGCCACCGCGCTGGGCGAGGAGATCCTGGAGGCCGTCCGCTCCGGGTCGATCCTGTCGCAGTCGTTCACGGGCGGCATCATCCGCTCGGCCCCCGCCCTGCGCGGCCCCGGTGACAAGTACCGGGCCCGGGGCGGCGCCCTGACGCGGGTCAAGCGGCTCGTGCTGGGCCTGCGGGAGTACGGGCCGACGCCGTTCCCCGCCTACTCCGGCGCCGAGATCCTCGGCGTCCGCATGCAGCTTCCGGGCTCGCTCACAGGGGACGATCCCGGTCTCGCCGATGACGAGGAGCTGGAGGCCTTCGACGGCTATCAGCCGCCGGAGGACCCCGGCACCGGACGCCAGCCGGACCTGGCCCCGTCGCGGTCCATCTCCCGCCGCCTGTACCTGCTCCGCTACGAGGAGCAGTGCGCGGCGGCGGGGATTACCTTGCCGGGAGGCACAAGCACATGAAGCTCTCCGAGATCGAGGAGCGGCAGGCCGCCATCAGGTCGGAACTGAACGCCCTCGCCACCGCAGAGGACACCACCGAGGAGGACCACGGCGACCTCCGTGACACGCTGATCCAGGAGCACCAGGATCTGGACGCCCGCAAGGCGCCGATCGTGGAGCGCATGGAGAAGCTGAAGCTGATCAACCGGTCGGCCCGCGAGGGCGGCGGGGAGAGCGGCGACGGCGGCGGCGGCGACGCCGGCAGCGTGGCGACGATCGAGCGGACCCGCACGCCGGAGTTCATGACCCGGCTCGACCCGTTCGCCGAGCTGGACAAGGTCCGCCGGATGCTGGTCACGCCGAAGGACATGATCGCCCGCGCCAAGAACGCGGTCGAGCTGCACGACAAGCGGGGCCTGCTGTTCGGCGACCGGGGCGAGGCGGCGACCCGGAAGGCGGGGTCGCCGAACATCGCCCGGCACATGCTCCTGACCGGCCATGACGAGTACATGGACAGTTTCGAGGAGTACCTGAACGACCCGCAGGGCGAGGGCCTGCGGTCCGCGCAGCGGTCCCTGACGTTGGGAACCGCATCGGGCGGCTACCTGCTGCCGTACGTGCTTGACCCGACGATCATCTTGACCTCCGACGGGTCGACGAACCCGTACCGGCGGCTTGCGGAGGTCAAGCAGACCACGTCCAATGCGTGGCAGGGAGTGAACAGCGCGGGCGTGACCACGGCGTGGCTGGACGAGGCGGGCCAGGCCACCGACGCCAACCCGGCCGTCGGGCAGATCCAGATCTACCCCAAGAAGGGCGCCGCGTGGGTCCTGGGGTCGTTCGAGGTCATGGGCGACACCAACTTCGCCGAGCAGCTCCCCGGGCTCCTGGCCGACGCCAAGGACGTCGCCGAGGAGCTGGCGTTCGCGGTCGGAACCGGCGGCGTGCTGACGGCCGGGCAGCCGCTCGGCATCATCAACGCGATGGGCACCGCGCAGCGCGTCCTCGCGTCCACCCTCGGCGGCACCGTGGCCGTGGGCGGCCTGTCGGCCGGCACCGGCTGCGTGGTGAACATCTACAACCTGAACGCCGCGCTCGGCGCCAGGTTCCGGCTGTCGCCACGGGTGGGCTGGGTGTCGAACATCCGCAACATCAACGCGATCCGCGCGCTCGACCAGTACGGCGGCGGGTCCTTCTGGGCCAACCTGGGCGCCGGTCAGCCGGAGCGGCTGCTCGACAAGCCCATCCTTGAGTCGCCGTCGCTCACCGCGTCCACGGCGATCGGCACGGCGCTCACCTCGGCGCTCGCCGTGTTCGGCGACTGGTCGAAGTTCGTCATCGTGGACCGCATCGGAACCACGATGCTGTTCGACCCGCTGATCAAGGGCGCGGGCACGGCGAACATGCCTACCGGCCAGCAGGGCTGGTTCTACTACTGGCGCGTAGGAAGCGGCGTCGCGACGGCCAACGCGTTTCGGTGGCTCGCCAACGGCACCGGCTGACCGGCCGGCGTCACCTTCATCTCCGGGGCGCGGCGTGTACCCCTATGCGCGCCGCGTCCCGGACACCATAGGGGAGATCACATGAAGTTCCGCAAGAGGCCCGTCGTGGTCGACGCCGAGCTGTTCGCCGACGACGTGAACCGGGAGGCCACGGCGGTCCGGCTGGCCAGGTGGTGCGGCGGGGACGTCCGCTACACCTACGACGACGGCGTCCCGGTGCCGCACATCGAGATCCGCACGCTGGAGGGAACCATGCACGCCGACCCGGGCGACTGGGTCATCCGGGGCGTGGAGGGCGAGTTCTACCCGTGCAAGCCGGCGATCTTCGCTGCGACGTATGAGGCGGTGGCGCAGTGACCGGGTTCCCGATCCTGCTCGACTCGAACGGGCCGTGGCTGGCGTCGGGTTACGGGCAGCAGACCGCGCTGCTCGCCGAGCGGCTGAAGGCCGACGGCCACGACGTGGCGATCGCGTGCATGACGGGCCTGAACGGCCAGCCACAGTACTGGAAGGACATCTTGTGCCTGCCGGTCGGCCTGGTGGCCTGCAACAACGACATCATCGGCGAGCACGCCCGGCATTTCTTCGCCGGTCGGCCGGGGCTGGTCCTGGCGCTGTATGACGCCTGGTGCCTGGACCCGGGGAGCCTGGCAGGGCTGGCGACGGCGGTGTGGACGCCGGTCCACTCCGACAAGCTGTCGGCGGGTGACCGGGGGTTCTTCAAGGCGTCGCGGGCGCTGCCGATCGCGATGAGCCAGCACGGCGTGACGGCGATGCGGAACGCGGGCCTGGACCCGTACTTCGCGCCGCACGGCATTGACTGCGGGGTGTTCCGGCCGCTGGACGACGCGGAGCGGGCGGAGGCGCGGGACCGGCTGACGGTGCCGCAGGACGCGTTCCTGGTGACGATGGTGGCGGCGAACAAGGGCACCAGCCCGGCGCGGAAGGCGTTCGGCGAGAACCTGGCCGCGTTCGCCGCGTTCCGGGGCCGGCACCCGGAGGCGCGGCTGTTCCTGCACACGATGGCCCGCAGCCCCTACGGGCTGGACCTGGTGCCGCTGCTCGATGACCTGGGCCTGATGGACTGCACCCACATCAGCGACATGTACGGCCAGGTCAGCGGGGTTTACACGCCGACGTACGTGGCGCGGCTGCTGGGCTGCTCCGACGTCGGCCTGATGACGTCGTACGGGGAGGGGTTCGGCCTGCCCGCGATGGAGTGCCAGGCGGCCGGGGTGCCGGTGATCGTCGGCGACAACTCGGCGCAGCCGGAGTACCTCGGCGCCGGGTGGGCCGCTGAGTGTCAGCCGTACTGGCAGCCCGACGACGAGGCGTGGTGGGCGACGCCGCTGGTCAGGTCGGTCGGCACGGCGCTGGACCGGGCGTGGCGGACAGCCAGGAACCCGGGCCTGCGGCAGAGGGCGAGGGCTTTCGCCGAGCAGTACGACGCGGACCTGGTGTACGCGCAGTACTGGAAGCCGCTGGTCGAGATGCTGGCCCAGTACGCGGGCGCGGCCCCGGTGAGCGCGGGGCGGGGCGGCCTGCCGCTGCCGACGGCCGAGTCGGACGGGCTGCGGTGGATCCAGCGTGGCGGGCATACCGACGACTGGATCGCGACCGGGCACGAGGAGTGGCTGGAGCCGGTCCTGACCGGGATGCTGCCCGAGGGCGGCGTGTTCCTGGACGTCGGCGCCCATGTTGGCCGGTGGTCGCTGCGGATGGCGAAGCGGGCGTCGGCGGTGATCGCGGTGGAGGCCAACCCGGCCACGGCGGCGGTGCTGCGCGCGCACCTGGAACTCAATCAGGTGGCGAACGTGGAGGTGCTGAACGTGGCCGCGTGGGACGAGGTCACCCGGCTGCGGCTGGACGACCCGAACCGGCGGGTCGCGGGCGGGTCGACCCGGGTGCTGCCCGCCGGGCTGGGGGACGGTGACGGGACAGTGCCGGCGGTGCCGCTGGATCACCTGCTCGCCAGCGAGCCGCGCATCGACCTGGTGAAGCTCGACGTCGAGGGCGCGGACCTGCGGGCGCTGACCGGCATGGCGGGCACCCTGGACCGGCTGCGGCCGAAGCTGCTGATCGAGCGGCACGACATCTACGGCTACTACAAGCTGGCCGAGCTGACCGGGATGCTCGACAGCCTCGGGTACGCGCACAGCGAGGTCAACATCGTGCTGAAAGACGGCGCGGTCGCCCCGTACCTGGCAGCCGAGCCCAAGCCCGCCGGCGAGTAACCGGACCCGAGGAAGGGAAACCCGCGATGACGGACCGCATCCTGCTGATGGTCACCCAGCCGGCCCACGGCGCGAACGGGGAACTGCTGTACCAGGTCGGCGAACTGTTCGAGCCGACGGCCAAGCTGCCCAACGACGTGGTGACCGCCAAGGTCATCGGCACCAGCGAGGAACTGGCGGCGTCGCGGGAGGCGCGGGCCGCGCGGCTGGCCCCGGAACCGGCCGCCGAGTCCGAGCCAGAGGCGGCCACGCCCGCGAAGCCTGCGGCCAAGGCCGGGCTGTCCAAAGCCGCCGCCGGCAAGACGTGATGCGCGGCGCGGTCCTGCTCGACGCGTGGCAGGACTGGAAGTGCCCGAACTGCGGCCTGGAGGACCGGACCCGGCCGCTGCCGCCGAACGCGGCCCGGTTCCACCCGTGCCCGCGCCTGCACATGCTCAAGGCGCCGCTCGTGCCAGCCGGGATGGACTGCAAGGTCGTCGCGGTCGGCCGCGAGGAGTACCTGGGGTCGGAGATCCAGCGGTCTGGTGATGACGGCCGGCCGTACGCGGGGGTGCGGACCGAGCGGGCGGACGGCAGCAACGACCTGGCGGTGTTCGCGCCGCTGGCGCAGGGCCGGGTCAGCGACGTCCGCTGAGCGAGGCGACACAAGAGAGGACTGCACACCGATGACTAGTGCATCCGGCGCTGGCACGGCCGGCGCGGCAGACGGCCAGCTCGGCCCGGCGGTGCCGCTGGCCAGCGAGGTCGCGGCGGCGGCAGCCGACGCCGCGCACGTCGCCCTGGTGGTCGAGCAGGTGCGGGCCAAGGTCGCCAAGGCGGAACTGAACGCCGAGCTGGCTGACGCCCGGCGGGCGCTTGCCGACGCTGAGGCCGAAGCCGAGGCGGCGCGGGCTAAGGCAGACGCCCTGAAGGCGGCGGCGGCGGGCGGGGAGGGCTGAGCGGTGACGTTCGGGACTAGCAGCAAGATCATGCGGAGTTTCCTGCTCGACGCGCTGGCGAACACCTCGGCGTGGGCGCTCGGCGCGGCTGACGTGCCGAAGGCGGCGCTGTTCGGGAACACGCCGACGCCGAACCAGGACGACACGATCGCGCACAACGCGTACAACGGCGCCGGCGGGCAGTGGCTCTCCACGTCCGAGGTCACCGACGTGACGAACTGGGTTGCGGGCGGGCGGCCCCTCGTCTCGGGCGCCCTGCAGGTCGCGACGGCGGCGACCGCCTGGTACGACGCGGCCGACACGGCGGGCGGCGGCAACGTCACGGTGTCGGCGTACGGCGTGATGGTCTACGACGACACGATCACCACGCCGGTCGCCGACCCCGGCATGACGTACCACGCGTTCGGCACGCAGCCCTCGGCGGTGACCGCCGGGACATTCACCGTGGTCTGGGACGTCAACGGGATCTTCCGGCTCGCGCTCTGACCACAGGAAAGGGACAAGATGACCGCACGGCTGCTTTTCATAGGAACGCTTCAGTACGCGACTGTCCAGGAGGCGCTGGGTGCCGACACCTGGCTGAGCACGTGGCGGAACCAGAACTACGGCAGCATCCGCCCGGCAGGTTCCGGCCAGCAGGTGATGGCGCTGATCCCCCCGGCCAACGACGACCCGAACGGCCCGGCCGCCAACGGGCAGTTGACCTGGACGCTGCACCTCGAAACCGACACCGAAGAAACCGGTTACGCGCTCGCCGCCCAGGTCACGGGCGCGCTGGGTGACGGCGGCGTTTACGCCGCTGTGCAGAACTCCGGTTCTGGCACGAACCCCGAGTAACCCATGCCGGCCGCCTTCCGCGCGGCCGGGGCAGTCTCCTCGTCACTGAATGCGGCAACGCCTGCCCTGCCGGCGGGGATCCAGGTCGACGACATCCTGCTGCTGGTCTGGGAAACCAGCAACCAGAACGGCACTGCCGCGCCGACGTCGACGGTCGGCACGTGGGCTGAGGTAACCGGGTCGCCGCAGGGCACCGGCACAGCCGGCACGTCCGGGTCCGGCACGGGCCTGCGGGTGTTCTGGGCGAGGGTTGTGGCCGGATTCACCGCGCCCACGATGTCGGACTCGGGTGACCACAACTGGGCCGTCATCCTCGCCTACTCGGGCTGCGTCACGTCTGGGAACCCGTGGGACGTGACCAACGGCGGTGTCGAGGCCGCGTCCGACACGTCCGGCACCGACGTCGGCGTCACTACGACCGTCGCGGGCGAACTGGTCGTGGTCGTCGCGGCATGCGGCACCGACTCGACCACCACGCAGATCACGACGTTCACGAACGCCAGCCTGGCCGGGCTGGCCAAGCGCGCCGGGACGCAGATCACCACCGGGTCAGGCGGCGGCGCGTACATCGCGGATGGCACGCTGGCTGCGGCTGGGGCGAGCGGCGCGACCACCTGGACGCAGGCTGCCGCGTCGCCGAAAGCGTTCCTGACGATTGCGCTGCTGAGCCAGCCGGCGACGAGCGCGGCGGCGGGCGCGGCGCTCGGCACGGGCACCGCCCCGCAGCCGATCGCCGCCGCCGGGTTGTACGCGGCCACGGTCGCGGCGGACGGCCCGTCGGTGTACTACCGGCTCGGCGACGCTGCCGCCCCGGCGGTGTCGTGCGCAGGCGGCGTGAACGCTGCTGCTACCGGCACGCCGACGTTCGGCGCGGCGGGCGGCATCGCCGGCGACCCGGACACCGCCGTGTCGCTCCCCGGGTCGGCGGGCCTGGACTACCTCGGCACCGCGTCCAGCCCCGGCACGGCGTACAACCTCGGCGACGGTCCGTGGTCGATCGAGTTCTGGTATAAGTGGGGCGGCTACGCCAGCGGCCAGACCATCGCGAACTCGCTCGGCAAGGGCACGAATGCGTTCGTCGTCCGGCTGAACTCGACCGGCAAGTGGGTCATCCGCAAGTCCGGCACCGGCGACTGTTTCGTCACCACGGCCAGCTTCAACGACCAGACGGCGTGGCACCACGTCGTCATCACCCGGGCGCTGGCCACCCAGCCGCACATCTACGTCGACGGCGCCGACCAGGCCGGCACGCACACGGCGCAGACGTTCGCCGACACATCGTCGGCGTTCACGATGGGCGTCGACGCGGCGGCGGTCACGGTGGGCGCGTGGCTGGGCCTGCTCGACGAGGTCGCCCTGTACAAGTCGGTGCTGTCGCAGGCGCAGGTGTCCGCGCACTACGCGGCCGGCGCCCCGTCCGGCACGTCCGCAAGCGCGGGCGCGGCGCAGGGCACCGGCACGGCTCCCGCGCCGGGACTGACGCTCGCGTCGAACGCGTCCGCAGGATCGGCGGCGGGCACCGGGACTGCGCCTGCTGTCGCGGCTCAGACGGCGTTCAGCGCGACTGCCGGGCTGGCCGCCGGCACGGGCACGGCCCCCGGCCCGGCGCTGGCCCTGGCCGGCCGGGCCGTCCCCGGCGCCCCGTCCGGGACCGGTACTGCGCCTGCTCCCGCGCTGACGCTCGCGTCGAACGCCGCCGCCGGGCCAGGGTCCGGTACGGGCACGGCACCGGGTGTCACCGCCTCGACGTCGGCCGGCACATCGGCTTTGGCCGGGCCCGCATCGGCCACGGGCACCGCGCCCGGCGTCACTGCGCAGACCGCGTTCGCCGCCGCCGCCGGCCCGGCTCAGGGAACGGGCACCGCGCCCGCTCCGGGCGTCCAGGTGACCAAGGCCGCAGCGGCCGG